ATTGATAAAGTAGTTCCGTTATCTTGTATTAATGAAGTTGTAATTGCTGATGAACTACTCCATTTCGTTAAACGGTTAGTTGTACCACCACTAAAGATTGGTTGGTAACCGCTTAAATCTTGGTCGCCTGTATTCGTTCCGCTTGTATTTGATAATACAGTAGATTCTGCACTTGTAATTAATCGACTTCCTACAACTGTATCAACTTTTAAAGCTAAAGCATCAAATAATGCATCTGAACTACTCGCATGAGTGGTATCTCCATTTGTTATTGTTTGTACAACTGCTGTACCCATTAACTGCGCACCCGTAACGCTTTTTAAATCGTAATCGACACCGTTTGAAACTCCAACTATTAACAGGTCGGTAACACCTAGATCTGAACCTTTAGCTGTTAACTCTGATATTTTTTTAATTACTGCCATTATTTAATGATTTTAATTTCGATTTGTGCCTCGTCAAGCAAACTATCTGATAAAGCTCCCGTTGTAATGTTTGCGCTATAGAATACTATTGTAGTTGTGCTTGTCCTATAAGCACCAACTATTGCGCCACCACCTCCATTTGTTATTTGTACAAATGTCTTACCAGCTGTTAATTCTGCTGTGCTTAGTGTCAACTCGCATGTTCCTGTTGAAGTTCTAGAAAATGTAACTGTGCTAGTTAATTCAGCTGAATACCCAAAATTTAAAGTAGGCGCTGATGTACCGACTTGTGTTACATTTGCTAAATATGTCTTATATGGATTAATTTGCGCACCTGTAATACTTTTAGTGTCGTAAGTAACTCCGTTGTAATCTGATATTTCAATCAAATCAGTGTCCTCAATTACTCCTACCTTAGCTGTTAACTGTGATATTTTTTTATCTATTGCCATTGCTTTTTTAACGTATTATTTTACTTTTTGTGTTCAATCAAGATACCAACTTGTTAGGTCGGTTTTGAATTTTGGTGCAATATCTTCGTTGTAAACATCGTAATATTCTGCAAAAAGTTCATGGTTATATTTCATATAATTAAGAAACCTTTGAGCGTAATTTTCTGCAATTACTCGTTCTTTTTCAACTAAATAATCTACTTCGTTTTTGCTTACAACTTCGCTATTTTCTGCACTATGTTTGTACACTCCTTTATTACTAATTGAATACGCTATAAAAGGGTACATTTCAACTGCGCTAAAGTGGATTAACATAGGTTTTAAGTAAATGTTAATTAAGTTGCTGTAATCAGTTGTAAGAGTGTTGTTAGCTGTATCTGTAAGTAATTTATTTAGCAATTTACTACCTAAATATTGCTGAAGGTAGATGTCTTGAGCTATCGATATGAAGTGTATCGTTTTATCTGGGTCTATTGAACCATTTAAAGCAGTGAACTTAACTAGATCTTTGTTTGAAATTAATAATACTTTTGCCATAATTATTGAACGTCTGAAGGTAAATTGTCGTTATTAGGGTGAAATCCTTTTCTAGGTAGATTATTTGGCTGTATAGAAACTTGATAAGGATTAGTTACTTTAAAACCTCTTTTACTAGCCGTTTCCGTTCCGATTCTTGGCGCATTTGGTGAGTTTACATCTATACCTTTTGTAGACGCAAATGTAACCCTCTTGAACGAATGTTTACATCGTGGACCACCTTTAAATAAAAACAAATTATAAGCTTCATCATTATGACCAAAACCAGGATTTACAACATTTGAGTTTGCTCGTTCTAAATCTTCTTTACGATAATATTTATTTGCACTCATCATTACCTTACAAAAATCTCTTTGCGGTGAAGGATTACCTGTATATTGGTATCTTACTTTGTAATTAACTCCATTGATAGTTTTATCCTGCTCACTCTTTGCATTTGGAATAGATTTAACAGCACTTGCTAACTTTTGTAATAAATTCTTTTTAGGATTATTTAAAGCATCAATTTGAGCATCTAGGTTTATTTCATCTTCATAGTCAACTTCACGTTCATCTACAATTACCCAATTTTCATTATCAAAATCTTCTCCAATTTCATTAAGATATAATTCAAGTTCTGAAAGTTCTTTGCTTAAGGTAGTTTCTGGTTGTAAATCGCTACCACCTTGCTCAGGATTTAAACCAACTAGTCCACGTATCTCATTCGCTGTCATACTTTCAAGGACTTTATTAGCTACTAATGGAGAAAGTGAATTAATACCGTCAATAATACGTTTAGCACCACCGCTTGCAAGTTCTCCTGAACTATCTAAAGGTTGTAATGGTACAAATTCAAGGTTTAAACTAATATTATTAACTGCTAGTATTTTATCGAATGCCTCAACAATTAATTCTTGGTATGGTCTAATTACCATATTGTCAAATAAGATAGCTGAGTTCTTTAATTCATCTGCATTTGACGAGAAACCTGTCGAAGTAGCTATTCCAAATAATAAAGGACTTGTAACGTTATGACCTACTAATATTTTGTTTCTACTTTCATCTGATAAATACTGATATTGGTCCGCAGCCTTTTGAAGTTGAATAGTGTCAATAGTTGTTTTCGCCTCAGGATTGTCATTAAATGAAATTATTACTTTCTTACCTGTTGAGCCTGTTAACTTGTTTGTAACGTCTTCTGATATTTGTCTTTTCTGCTCTGGAGTGGCCTGTCCGTTATTAAAATTGATTATACTGGTCGGGGCAAAAGAGTTACTAACCTCATTTATAAGGTATTCACTTACTTTTTCCTCCAACATACAATAATCTAAAGCACCTTGGTAATCAACATAAGAATAGTATTTCATTCCTGCGCTGTAAGGTTGGATCATTAAGATTTCAACCTCACTTTTAGATGTTCCGAAAGCATCGTATCTTATAGGTTTATACTCTCTTGTTTTTTGCCAGTTGTCAGAATAGTAATAACCTAATATTTCACCATCTTCGTTACATTTTTCTGAACGTATTAAGTTAACAGGCAAATGTAGAAATTTTATAACCTCTCTTTTTTTGTTGTAATGTACTTGAATAGCACTTTGACCTAACATTTTAGTATCTGATACTATACGCTTAATGTCATCCGAACTAACTAAACTCAAAAAGTTAGCATAATCTGTTGGCTTTTTACTAGCGTCTAATGCAGTAATTCCACGTCCATAAATAAGTTTACAAATGTTATTAATAACGGCATTATTCGTAGCTGAATTTTGAAACCTATCTATTAAGAACTGATAGTAATCGTTCTTTTTTCCAAAGTCAACCCACCCTTCATTACGTTGTTCAGTAATTACAGGCGTAGTATATTGACTTAATTCTATTATTTGCGTTTGTTTATTCATATATTATAAAATCGTTTTCACTTGTTTTTTGATTATAAACTCCATCAGTAATTTTGTACGGTAAACTTTGATCCGTGCAAAAAACTTTCCCTAAAAAACGAGTGTTGGTTATCGTATCTTTGTAAACTCGAATTTTGTAAAAATGTCCTTCAATTAACGTAAATTCTGCCGTTATTGTGTGGTAATAACCACCTATGTAAGAGCTGTCAATCGTTAGTTCAGTTGTTTCATTCGTTTGCTCATCTGTTATTGATAGCTTGTTGTAGGTAGTCTCAACAGAGCTATTCACTAGAATGTTAACTATCTCATTGCTTTGCTCATCTCTAACAGGAAAAACATCAAAATCTACATCCTTTGTACGAGGAATAAAATTAAATGTCTGCGCTGTCGTTTCTGTTGATAGTATTATCATATCATTTTAACGATTAATTTCAAAATTTGTATTCAAAAAAAAAGCCTCACATTTCTGTAAGGCTTTAATATCAATCATTTATTACTATCCTACAACTAAAGTAGCCGAAGTAAATAAAGCAACCATTGCAGTCTCAGTCGCTGCATTTAAAAAGTTTGCATAACATTCTTCTTGAGCTTCAAATGTCAAAGAATAACCATTAAAGTCACCCATTGCACCACCACTAGACAAAGTACCTGCAGTAACATCTGCTCCGTGGTTTAAACCCATTAAAAAGAATTGCCCAGAGTTAGTTTGTAGAACTACGTGTGGCATTCCATAACTCAATAATTTGACATTTTTTGAAGTTGCTATATCTTGTTTTTTCAACTTAACATTCAATGTTTGTGTAAAGAATGTTGTACCTGCGTTTCTGTCGGAATTAATAGTTTGTTCAAACGTATTTTCCGTAGATTTTAACTCGTACTTATATAAACTATCTACGTTCGTAACCGCCGTAATTAAATCAGTATTTGTAACATCATAAGTTACATCTGATTTTTGAATTTGGTTATTAATAAAGTATATCGCTTTTAAACCTGATACACTATCTTTGCAGGATTCAATACGTCCCGCTGCTATACTACATGACATAATTTTTATGTATTAAAAAAGGGGTAGCGTATTTCTCACCACCCCCTTAGATTATTAATTTTATTTAATTCTATCCTCCGTAAAGTACACCTTTTGAAGCTTGACCTACGTGTGCTGCTAAAGTGTAGATAGATCTTACGAATTGAACGTCTCCGTCATTTGTCAAAAGCCCAGTTTCAAATTTCAAAATATCATCTTGTAAATCCGTCAACCACATTATTGCCGCCTTTCTTTGAGCGTAACACATTAAGTTATTTGGAGTTGGTACGAAAATCATTTCAACACCATTGTAGAAACATTTAGCGTCTGCACCTGATCCATCAAACTCAAAGTTAACTTGTTGCGCTGCACCTACAGAGTTGTTAGCTATACGTGCTAATTGTCTCCAAGCTCTTGGGCAATAAATAGCTGTTGGTGAAACTGTATCAGCTAAATTTTCAGCAGGGATTGCCGCATACACCAAGGCCATTTGCGCAGCAATATTTGAGCTAGTTACCGTTGTTCCAGTTACCTTAATGTAACCACCTAATGCAGAATTGTCATATAAAACACGTGAGAAGACCCCGTCAATTAATCTAGGAGTCAACGCTGCTACTGCTGTTTGTGTAGCTGCAGTCATAGAACCTTGAGCCCCTCCCGGAGTTAACGCTGCAATTGATACTTGAGTTGTTGAAGTAATACCACCCCAAAATAAAGACTCAGCGTCTTGAGAGATATTAGGCCCATATTGTGCTAAAACTGTAGATGCAAATTCTGAGCTTTCAATATTCCAAGCTCCCGGATTCATTGATCTACCAAAACGACCTGATCTTAATGCTTCTTGTAAGAATGTTTGTTTGTACTCTAATTTTGTAGGGGTTACAATTCTGTCATTAATTGACATAGAACCTGAACTAGATAAAGCCGAACCTGTGTACAATTGTGCTGTAACATCAACACCCGATTCGGTAATGATTGTACCTGCTTTGATATCAGTTGCGAAAGTTACATAACCTTCTGATACCGTTTTGTTCGCAAATAAAACCTCTTCTAAAATAGGCTCTACTGCTTTTCCTCTAATGTCTACACTTGTGTAAGAAATTGCCATTGTTTATTTGTTTTTATTTAATTTATAATGTTTCAAATCATTGATTAACCATTCAATTTGTTCATTTGTTAAGTGACCTTTACAGTATGTTCTTACTGTTTTTGTACCTAATGCTTTAGTGAACATATCGTAATTAACACCTACTTCAAATGGATTGCAAAAATTACCCATTCATTCTACTTTTAATGTCTCTAAATCTCTCTAATGGAGTTAAAGGTTTGTTATTTACTGACTTGTTCTCAGGGTTGTGTTTAATTGGTTTAACTTCTTCAAGTTCTACAACTTCCTCAACTACTTCTTCAACCTTAGATAACTCAGTAATTTTAGCCTCTAACTCAGTAATTTTAGCCTCTAATTTTGAAAAGTGTTGCTCCTCAGTTGTTGTTTTAACTATCTTTTTTGCTGTTGTTGTTTGTGGTGCTACTTTCTCAGCTTCTACAGGTACTTCAGTTGGTTCTTCAACTTCTGTTTCTTCTGACACTTCACCAATTGAAGCTATAATACCTGAAACTTCAACTACTAATATCCTGCCGTCTGCAAGTTCATATTCTCCCGTCTCTAATTCTACTAAAGCACCCTCAGGCCCCACGATAAAAACTGCTTCACCAACCTCAAACATATCAGCTTGTATAGTTGTCATTCCATCTGCTAAGGGCATATCCTCAAGTTTTGTCTCCATTCCTAAAAAGGTTTTAAGTGTTTTAATTGCTTTTTTTACTTCTTTGTTCATACCATTTTAACGATTAAATTTATACTTGTTTCTATTTATTTACTTAACTATTTGATTATGTTTATTTTATCTCTGTAATTACAAAATTCATATCCGTAACTGTTATGTTTTGACCCGAAGTATTATTGGCGCACCATATCTCTATATAATCCCCAACTGAATGTTGCACTACACAATTAAAGAATACATTTTCTGAACGACCACCACCATTTGAAGTTGATTTAGTTCGTGACGGAGTTCTAACCGCTCCTAACTTGCTATCGTAAAAACCGAACTCACAAACGTGGGACGCTCCCGAAGTGAACGAAACTGAGCAGGAAATTAAATACTTTCTACTTATTGTAGCGTCGTTTGTCAATCTATTATTTGAGTGTGTATATTTAGAATTATCAGCACTTGCAGTTGTTGTACCTAATACTTTTGTAAATGTACTAGATGCACCTATAACAGTAGCTGTAGCATTATTTTGCATATACAATTGACCGTTAACCGCTGTATTTGTAATACCAACACAATTAATAAATAGTGACTTATTGCTTGTATGATCTACTCCCGTAATATAAGTTCCACCACCTGAGAAATTGACTGTATCTAATATGTAACGCTCATCTGATATTGTTGCACTTGTAGAAGTATTTATTCCTGTTTCACCTGACAATATTACAAAAGATGAATAAATAATCCTAAAACGTCTTGAAACTGTTAAGGTAGATGGTAATGTAATAGCTGTTTTCGTTGATGCACAATCGAATAAACAATTACTCATACCAATAGTTCCAATCGTACCGTCAAATGTTAACCCACCACTATTTAAGAAGGCACTATCTGCCATGATAAAGTTGGTATAATCTTTAATCGTTCCAACTGTTGCACAATCTGTAAAATTAACCCCGAACCAATCGAGTGCGGTTGTCGTTCCATCACCATCTAAATTAAGTACCGTTCCATGAGTGAAAGTAATATTACGAATAGGCAAAGAATACACCGAAGTAATTAAGGCTGTTGATGAATTTAAACCCGTAGATTTAATTCTACAATTTTCAGAACTTGCACCGAGTATAGTTGTATTTTCTCCACATACTAAACGATCACCTGTTAAATCTACAACCGTAGTAAAATAATATGTTATGCTAGGCAGTAAAGTAATAACTCCACTTACTGCAGTTGGTAGGTCTGACTTGCTATTAACGAAAATAATATTACCACTAGAAATCGAACTAATAGCACTACTGAAATTATCATAAGAAATACGCTGTAAAACTTGCGTTCCGTTATCATAATAAATATAATCACTATCCGTTATGGTAGTTGCTTCTTTAAACCGCCTATTATAATTTAAGTCAATCATAATTTAGATAGCAAATCTTTAATTTCTTCAATCAACTTTTCTTCTTCTGTTTGTTCACTCATTTTAAGTTGATCCAAACCATCAAACATACCTTCTATAGAAAACCCGTTAAATTTACCCAACTTAACACCCTCGTAAACTTCATCATTATAGATTTTCATCTTAACAACCCACGCACCTTTAACGGCATTTAAACCGTATATGTTAGATTTGTCATTTTTTGGATCTTCAACTATCCAACTTTCAATCAAAGAAACTCCGTTAACTGGCTTTTCATGGTCAATAGTAACGTTATTTGCACGTAAATTTTTCATGTAAAGCTCTTGTACTTTCTCAATTGTTTGTTCTGAAAACTCAATATTAAATTCGACATCGTTTTTTCGTCTTAATATCTTCTTATTTGGCACTAATGCAAGTCCGATAACCTCTCTTTTTTCTTCGTCAATTACTTTTAATTGTACTTCTAAAGCATTTAACATAATGAAATCTTCTTCTATGGCCGGAGCGTCGACAAAACTAATTGCGAATACTCCTTCTTTTAGTTCATCTTTAATCGTTAATTCAATTGTTTGTAGTTCTTTTTTCATGTTCTTATAACGTTGCGTTTCGTAATCTGTTTCTATCAAGTGATTGTTGTGTAGACATTTCGCCACTTACTACATAGGCTTGTATAGGTGCTTGTTGTAATTGTTGTAATTGGTTTGTGCCGTTATTACCTACTATATTGAAGTTTGGAGTTATAACGTTTTGAGGAGTTGCACCACCACCGCCACCAGTCGAAGGAGCAGAACCACCACCACCCGTAGCGCCACCTACATTGAATTTTGTAGATGCTATTTTCTTTACATTTAATAAACCTGCAGTAAGTGCCGCTCCTGCTGCTGCAATACCTAATCCAACTCCAACAACTGGAATACTAGATAACGAAGCATAAGCACCTGTTGCAGCTTTATAAGTGTCAATTGTTGCATTTGCTATATTCGCAGCCTTTTGAATTTTAAATGCTGTCTCTTGTTGTTTTCTAGATTTACCTGCAAATAGTTCAGATAAATTTGCAATAGTTGTAAATGTACTTTGAACTGCGTCAATTTTTTGATTTTGTAAAAGTTTATCTGCTTCTAATTTCTTTTTATCTATTTCATCTTGTGCTTTAGTTTCAGCATCTCTATATTTATCATTAATAGCTTTTAACTCATCTTTTTGTGCTTGTTCTAATATTGCACTATCAGTATTGTATATTTTAGCTTGCTCAATTAATAAAAAATATTTGTCTTGCGTATTTTGAACTTCTAATTGTTCATCTGTTAATTTAGAATTATAGTAATCGTTTTCGGCTTCTTCTTTTTCCGCTAAGTATTGATTTTCTAAGTTTTTTAAATTTCTTAATCTTTCTTTTTCAGTGTTAAAATCTTCTAAGTCTTGTGCTTTTTTTGATTCTTTATTTTTATCTCTATTAACTTTATTTTCTTCACTTCTTTTTTCGTTTGCATCTTTTTTTT